CGGTGGCCCACGCGGCCAGGGCTCTCGGCCAGTGACGACAATAGCCTACCGTGCCGGCGTGCTGGCGGCGGCTGACACTCGAAGCATGAACGGCGGGTGGATCAACCACTACACGGCTGAAAAGCTATTTAGGTTGCCGGATGGATCAATTGCTGGGGTCTGTGGCACTTACGCCGAAGCGGTTCGGTTCGTCCGCTGGCTACAGAGCGGCGAGGTGCAGCCGGCTCCCGACCTCCCGGAATCGACAATAATCCGACTGCACAGGGACGGGTCACTGACCCTCTACGAGGCGAGCGCGTCATTCAAGGTCACGGTCGATTTCGCCGCTTGGGGCAGCGGCTCTCCCGCCGCAAATGCCGCCATGTACATGGGCGCCAGTGCTGAGCGGGCGGTCGAGGTAGCTGCACTTCTCGACGATTCGACAGGCGGCCCCGTGGTCTCCATGAAGTGTGAGGGCTGACGATGGCTGACCGGCTCTCGATCTACAAGGGCGTCCTCCGCCTGTTAGGAAATGCTGCCGGCCTGTCTAGCCTCACGGAGGTTAGCCCGACCCGCAATGCCCTTGATGACGCTTGGCGCGCGGCTGGCGACTACATGCTTGCCAGGGGGCTGTGGAACTTTGCAATCCGCACCGTCGAGATGTCGCCGGATGAGGATGTAGAGCCCCTGTTCGGCTACACCTATGCCTACTCCAAGCCAGATGACTGGGTGCGTACCGCGTCGATCTCGGATCGCGCCACCTTTGATGACGGATTCGAGGATTACGAAGACGAGACCGCCTATTGGTACACCAACTGCTCCACCCTCTACGTCCGGTATGTCTCGGACGATGATGCATATGGATGGAACATAGGGGCATGGCGCCAGCCCTTTTCAAAGGCCTTGGAGGCATATCTCGCGTGGGAATGCGGGCTGCCGATTTCGTCTGATCGTGGCAACCGCAATGACATGTTCCAGCTATTCACTCGGCTGCTCAAGGACGCGAAGTCGCTCGATGCCGTTGATGAGCGGGTTCGATCCCGCCCTAGTGGGCGGCTAGTCCGGTCCAGGACGCAGTACAGCCGCCGGAAAGACGGCTGACCGTGCCGAAAATCAACGTCTACCACCAAGCCTTTAACGTTGGTGTCCACGACAAGAAGCACCTTGCGCGCGTCGACCTGGAGCGTATGCGGCTTGCCGCCGAAATCCAGACCAACATCCTGCCGCTTACCAGTGGCCCGGCGTTCATGCGCCCTGGCCTTGAGTACATCAGTTCGACCGACAGCAATGATGTCTGCCGATTGAAAGAGTTCGTGTTTGGCGCGACAGACGCTTCGTTGATGGAATTCACCGACCTGACCTTTAGGGCGCGGGTCGATGATGTGCTGGTTACCCGGCCCTCCGTAACGGCGGTGGTAGGCACTAGCACGTTTGCCTCAGACACGAACTGGACCAAGACAGCGACCACTGGCGCGACAGTCACTATTTCTGGCGGCTATCTGAACCTGACAGCGGCGGCCAAGGGCTCACGCGCTTCTGCCTCGCAGACGGTGACCGTCAACGAGATTGGAACCGAACACGCGCTCAGGATCGTGGTCGAGCGCGGGCCGGTCAATCTGCGGGTGGGGAGTTCCTCGGGTGGCGACGAATACATCGGCGAAACGATCCTGAGGACGGGGACCCATTCCCTGGCTTTCACGCCAACGGGCGCCAACTGCTACATTGAGTTCTTCTCAAAGCTACAGATACTCAAGCGTGTTGATAGCTGCGCCATAGAGAGCGCGGGTGTCATGACGCTCCCCACGATTTGGCCAGAAGCCGCGCTTGGGAACATGCGCTTTGCACAGTCGGCTGATGTGGTTTTCGTGGCGTGCGACGGCTATCGACCGCAGCGGATTGAGCGTCGGTCTAACAGGTCGTGGTCTGTCGTCAGGTATCAGCCGAATAATGGGCCCTTCACTGCCGGCGCTACGCGGGATGTTAAGCTCACTCCCAGTGTCACAGAAGGCAATGGTACGCTGACAGCATCCGCCCCACTATTCAATGCGGACCATGTCGGCACTTTGTACTCGCTCTTCAGTGAAGGGTTTGAGTGCACCACTCCATTGGCGGGCGCGGGCGAGTTTACCCAACCGTTCCGGGTCACGGGAACACTGGATCCCGGGGTCTACACAGATAGGGACTGGCGGTACTCCATCACCGGAACTTGGGTCGGCACCCTTCGGTGGCAGAGATCATTTGACGGCTCGGATACTGGGTTCAAGCGGTTCCGCTATGAGGCCACGTCAACCGTAAATGACATCACTGGCAACCTTGGCACGACGATCAACCAGGACGCGGATGCTAACGCGATCATCTGGTACAAACTGGGGTTCGAGGAGGGTTCTTACACCTCCGGTACCGCAACAATTGTCGTCGATTACGATGGCGGCGGCGGCTCAGGTGTCTGCCGAGTGGTCGGCTACACCAGCCCGACGGTCGTTGATATCGAGATTGTCGCCCCGTTCTTTAATAATAGCGGAACGTCGGATTGGCGCGAATGCGAGTGGTCCGACAATCAGGTGTGGCCGTCAGCAGTGGCGTTCGCCGAAGGCAGGCTGTGGTGGTCTGGGGCTGACCGCATCTGGGGCTCTGTCTCGGATGACTTTGAGAACTTCGACGACGAGACCGAAGGCGATAGCGGGCCCATTGCGCGATCGATTGCTACGGGTGGGGTGAACGACACCCAGTGGCTGCTTGCGCTCCAACGCCTGCTTATCGGAACAGACGGTGCGGTTGCTACCTGCAAGTCGTCATCGCTCGATGAGCCGTTGACGCCGACCAACCTATCGATCAAGGACGCCTCTTCAACGGGGGCGTCTTCCGTCGACCCGGCTAAGGTTGATGGGCGCGGTGTCTTTGTTGAGCGCTCGGCTACGGCACTGATGGAACTGGCCTTCGATGGAGCAAGTGGCGACTATACCGCCACCCAGATTTCCAAACTGTCGACTGACATGTTCAGCTCGGGCATCCGAGCGATTTCCGTCCAGCGCCGCCCCGATACCCGCATATGGGTCGTGACAAACGATGGCGGGCTGGTCTGTATGGTCTACGAGCCTCTGGAGGAGGTTTTGGCCTTCATCCCGTTCGAGACTGATGGCTTTTTCGAGAGCGTTGCGGTCTTGCCCGCCGACATACAGGACCGGGTATATTTCTCGGTGCGTCGGACGATCAACGGCTCTACCGTCCGGTTCGTCGAAAAGATGGCCATGGACAGCGACGTTAAGCCGTCGACTACCTGCAAGGTGATGGATGCGTTCAAGGCCGGGGTCAACTCTCCTGCCTCGACCACAATCAATGTGGGAACACATCTTGTCGGCGAGACGGTCGTAGTGTGGGCTGATGGAGCCCCCCTGACTCAAGTTGTCCAGGGCTACGAAACGCCAATCCAGTACACAGTCAACGGCAGCGGCAATATCACAGTTGCTACTGCGGTGACGAACTGGGTGGCGGGGCTGCCTTATCGTGCTCGATATAAATCCGCCCGCTTGGCTTATGGCGCCGCTGGCGGCACTGCGATGCTGCAAAAGAAGAAGGTCGACGGCGTAGGCATTGTAATGACTGACTTTGTTCGCGGTGGCATTCGCTATGGCTCGAAGTTTGATGAACCCGCCCGTCCTATGTTCCCTTTGCCCATCAACCAGGGGTTCACAACGGCGGAACCCGTAGTCCTAAGCGATGTGAACGACGAAGAGGCGTTCAGCTTCCCAGGAGAATGGGGCACTGATAGCCGCGTTTGCCTGGAGTGGAATTCGCCCAACACCGCCACCTTGCTCGGCTTGGTGCTAACGGTGACAACCAACGGCTGATGCTCCAGATCGAGCGAGCTGATCCACATTCAATCGAGATTGCACTGGGCGTCGACATCGACATGCCCGCAGTCGCGTTTGTTGGAATAGACGATGACCGTTTTGTCGGCTCGGGCGGGTTGGCTTGGGGTCAGGACCGTTGCTGGCTCTGGTTCCAGGTTTCGGATGGCAAGCCAGAATATGCGCGCCCAGTTCTTCAAATGGCAAGGCGCCTAATCAGGAAGGCGGCTCAGCTTGGCGAGCCCGCCGTGTACACAATCCGGGATCCTCGGTTCGATACTTCCCCACGCCTGCTCAAGCTGACAGGCTTCCAATTCCACGCCCTTGAAGACGGAAACGAGGTCTATCGATGCGATATCTGAAAGGCACGTGCTGATGTCAGGGCTTGAACTCATTGGCGCTTTGGTTTCGGGCATCGGCACCATTGCGGCGGGCGCTGCGGCCAACAACTCGGCCAAGTTCGAGGCGCAGCAGATGGATATGCGCGCCAAGGAAGAAACGGCGGCTGCTCAGCGTGACGCGATTGCCAAGCGTCGCGAGGGGGCGATCATCAACTCGCGAGCTCAGGCCCTTGCCGCCGCCTCTGGCGCTGGTGCGGGCAATGATGCTCCGACCATCGTCAAACTGATGTCCGACACCTCGGGCGAGGCCGAATACAATGCGGGTTCTGCGATGTATGGCGGGCTGTCGCGGGCGGCTGGATTGCGGGACAGCGCGAAGGGTCGGAGGGCGGAAGGCAAGGCTTCTCTCCTGGGATCAGTGTTTGGTGGTTTCGGCACAATGGCCAAGGGCGCCAGTACGTTCGCCAACGCGAAGGGCTGGGGCTAACGCATGGCGCGTCTCCCGTCTGCGCTGGAACTATCGGGCCCGGATTCGTTTCGCTCGGGGCGTGTCATCGCGACACAGGACACGAGCGCTATTGGCCGGGGCCTTGCCAGCCTAGGCGCCGATATGTCGGCCATCGGAGACGAGAGGCGGCAGCAGGAAAACACCGTTGATATCGCTCGGGCTGAGGCGGCAAAGACCGAGGGTCTGCTAGGCGTTCAGAACGAGTTTGAGGCAGACCCCGACTACACCACCTATGGCAAGCGCGCCCCGGTCAAAACAGGCGATGTCGTCAACAAGGCTGGCGAACTGATCCGCGATCCTTCGATGCGGGAGCGGTGGAAGCTTCAGGCCCAGAATGATGCTGCTCGCGTCAATGACGGCATCCTGGACAAGGGCGTTGCCACTCAGCGCGACGCTGAAACCATAGCGTTCGACGATGCTCTTGAGGTCAATCGGCGCATCTATGTCGATCCGGCAACCCCAGATGATGTTCGCCAGAAGGCCCGCAAGGATATCGAGGGGGCCATTCAGGCCGGGCAGTCTTCTGGGTTGCTTGACCCCAAATCTGCTGAGGCTCGCCGCAAATCCTACCTTGAGGATGCGGATTTCAGCCGTGGGCAGCTTGAGGTTGAGAGGAATCCAAACGTAGTTGCCAGGCCGCTACCAGCAGACGTAGCTGGGCGAGCCGCAACTGCAATGGGGTTTTTCCAATCCCGTGGCTACACCAAGGAGCAGGCGGCAGGTATTGTCGGCAACCTCGTCGCTGAAAGCAGCCTTCGCGCCTCTGGCGCGGTCGGGGACAACGGGACGGCCTTTGGTATTGCTCAATGGCGCGGAGAGCGTCTTACGCGCCTCAAGCGGTTCGCCAATTCGCAGGGCCACGACTGGCAGGACTTCGGCACGCAGCTTGCATTCGTCGACATGGAGCTTCAGAACCATGAGACCGACGCTTACAGAGCGCTGAAGGCAGCCAAGACTATCGACGAAGCGACCGCTGCTTTCATCAGCTACGAGCGCCCACAGGGCTGGACGCCGCAGAACCCAAGGGGCGGGCACAACTATTCTGGCCGCCTTAAGAATGCAGCCGGGGCGGCGGGTGCCGAGATCAACCCTGATTGGTATCAGCGCATTTCGCCCGAACAGCGGGCAGCCATTGATAGGCAGGCCGAAACTGCGTCCAATCAGCGGAACGCTGAGACGCGCGCTCAGGTAGAAGTGGCCTCGGTTAATGCGCCGATAGCAATCCAGAACACCGGCATGTATTCCGGCGCGCTGCCAACGCCAGACCAGTTCTTTGACGCTTACGGGCCACAAGAGGGTGCGGACAGGTACAACAACTTTCTGGCCTCGGTGCAAACCAGCCAGCAGGCCTATGACATGCGCACCATGTCGGCATCTGATATTCAGACGATGGTCTCTGCCGCCAAACCAGTCTCTTCGGGAGACGGAGCGGCGCTCGAAACCAAGCGGTACGAGACCCTATCCAATGCGGCAGAGAGCACGCTAAAGGCGCGCGAATCTGACCCGGCCTCATATGCCCGCCAAGCCTTTCCATCTGTCGACCAAGCATGGAAGAGCGTAAGGGACCCGGCAAGCTATCAATCCGCCGTCGCTGCCTCCATTGCCGCTCAGGAACAGTTGGGGGTCAAGAATGTCCGCCCGCTTCCCAAGGCCGCAGCCACCGAGGCTGTGACTGCGTTCAACGATCAGGCGGTCCCCGAGGCGAACCGGATAGCTGCGGTGGGCAACGTGCTCATGGCTACGCCCGACCCGGCGCAGAGGAAGGTCCTGTTCAACCAGTTGGTAGAGGCGGGGCTACCAGAGATCACCGAAGGCGCTTTTAATGCAATGTCGCGTGGCGACACGGGGGCAGCAAGACGCCTGTTTCAGGCCGCTATCGTCGACCCGTCTAAGCTTCCGGGTACCTCGCCAGAAAAGCCTGCCGATATCGATGAGCAGGTGCAGGCCACGCTCATGGACACCGGGCAGATTGGCGATATCTATTACGGCCTGACCGATGGCACCGCTGAAAACTACGCCAGCGCCCAGCGAGATTCGAAACTCATTTCAAACGCGGTTCAACTTCGCCTTCGCAGTGGTGAAAGCCTGGATCAGGCAATCGCGTCAGTCTCAAAGGACCTGTACGGCGATGTACAGGTTCTCAACACCACCTCGAGCGTCAATGCTCAAGTACTTCTCCCCGCTGACGTTGACCCGGCCCCAGTTGTTGAGGGGCTGACAGGGTTGATGCCCAAGGTTCGCGGTGCACTCACCGCGTCTATTGCTCTGCCCGGCGCGGGGCCTGCCGGCACCCCCAAGGGATTGGTTGCTGCTGGCAACATCGATCTGGCAAAGCGCGATGAGGCGGCAATCGACCTCTACAAGCAGACAGGCGCGCATCTCGGAAAGTTTGATAATCCTGCCGATGCAACCGCTTATGCGGAAAGCCTTCATGCAGCGCAGGAGCAATATTACCAATCTCAGGGTGGTGGGACGCGAGCGGTATTGGAGGCTACGACCGCCAACTACGCTGAGCAAGTTCTTGCCGAGGGCTACTTCCGCAATTCGGGCGATGGCTTTGTGTTCATCGATCCATTCGTGGGTGGTGCCATTGCTGACCAGAGCGGGAACCCCATGGTTTTCACCATGCCGGAAGTTCTGGCTGCCCGCCCAGCGCCAACTAGCCCCGCGCCCATGACGGACCAGGAGCGCGAGCGGAAATACATGGAAGACCTATCCAAGACATTCGGCCCAATGGGTGGGGCGCAATGACGGTCTTCGGCTTCACCGGCGGCCCTACCTATCGCGCCGCGACAAGGGAAGAGCAGTTCAGCGCAGCCTTGGCGCAACCCATGAATTTGGGCGCGACACTATGGGATCAGGCTAAGGGTGGCGTGCTGGAGAGCCTTGGCCTCGGCACCGCAATCCGCAGCGGCTCCTTGCCTGAGGCGGCCCCCACCATTCCCGGTGTTGTCGTACAGCCTGAAAATGGCGATGCGATCACGCTGCCAGACACTCCGCAGATGCGGCGGCGCCAGACGGTATTCGGCAACCCTGCCAATGTCACAGCAGAGACCCCTGCCCAGCTTCAGGCTAGACGGGATGAAGCTAAGGCGCTGGACGAGGATGCCTATAGGGCGTCGGCGTATTACCGGGCCAACATCCCGTGGGATGCCGGAATGACGGAGGATAGGGCCGCCGCTCTGGCGATGATGGACGACGCAAAGAGCGTGCGAGAGTTTTTCGCCTCTAAGCGCCCGTTCACATCGTTCATCGGAAATCTTGCTGGCCAGGCTGTCGACCCCATCAATTACATTCCCATTGCCGGTCCATTGGTCAAGACTGCCTCGGTTGCCCGCTTCGGCAAGGTGGCTGGTGCAGCTCTTACGTCGGCCTTGGACGCTGCCGGCAATACGGCAATCTTTGCCGCTGGTACCGCTGACGCCAGGGGAGCGCTTGGCGATGACGTCTCGTGGCAATCGACGGTTTCGCAGATCGCGACTGCGGCTCTTATCGGTGGTGCGTTCGGCACCGTTGGAGGGGTATTGGGCAGGCGCGCTGATGCACGGGTTGTACGTGAGGCAGAGCGGCGCCTTGCTACCCTACGCAACACTCAGGACGCCCGCGTTGCCCTGAATGAGGGTATTGACGCGCTTATCCGTGGCGAGGACGTTCGCCTCTCGCCAAACGCGACAGAGCCAATGGCGCGAGTGGCGGATGTGATTGCCAGCCAGCCAGTGCAAAGGACCGGCGTTTTCGAACCTCCGGTGCAGGATGGTTTCGTGCGCGTCTATCATAGCGGTTCGGTTGGCGAAGGTGACACCGGGCGATGGGTCAGCACCAACAGACAGTATGCCGCTGACTATCGGGGCGATCTCCCGCTTTACTACCTCGATCTGCGAGCCGATGACCCTCGCATCAACAACGCCGATATCCCAGAGCAAGGCCTCAAAGAGGGCTTCACGTTCAACTTCGAGACGACGCCTCAAGAAGCCGCGCAACTGAAAGAAACGACCCGCGATCTGCCACAGGTCATCGACCAGATTAGTATCGGCAGTGGAAAGCAGGACATTTACGGCGGCGACATCGAGCCCAACACCGCCGCCACCTTTCCTCGGGCAGGGGGCGAACGCGTTCAGTTCCCGGTCAAGGGCCGGATGGTCGAGGGCGAGGTGTTCCAGAACGTTTCGGGCGGCTATGCGTTAGTTCGCGGCGACGATGGAAGGCTGTATCGATCAACGTGGGCGGCGATGGCCGACCCAGATGGACCGAAACTCACCGCTCCTCGCGCAATAGACTCGTCTGCTGCGCATCCCGACCCTCTGCCGGAAGGTCTCAAACAGGCAGAGGCAGCTGTTGCCAAGCCGGAAGATTACAAGGCGCTCGCTGCTCAGTATCGCGTAGACCCTGAATCCGGGGCCTTCTTCGAAGAGGGCGATATCCAGCAGTTGGCGGTCGAAGGCCGACTGACCGAACAGGATGTTTTGACCATGGCGGACGCTCAGTCTGCCTATGACGACGGCTCCGCCTATGGCGAGGCGCTAAAGTCAGTCGTGGGGTGCCTCATTTGAAAATTCGCTACAAGATCGGCGCCGACTGCCTCGCTGCTGCAAACGCCGCCTCGGGCCAACGCCTGACGCAAGATGAAATCGACGCCGCTTTCCAGCGTGTTGCCGAGTACAAGCAGCGGCTCCAGGCCGAAGGCAACATCGACGGGATGGCCGACAAGCTGCGCACGTTTGCCGAGCGTGAGGCAGAGCGCACCAAGGTCGCCGCTGCCCTGCAAAAGCGCCATGCAGCACTAAACATCCTCGTTCGGGATCGGCTGGACCAGTCCGTTACCTCAATGCTCAATGCGGGCATGACCCCGAAGAAGGCTCTCCTGGCCGTGCTGGAGGGAACGCAACAGGGTGTAGAGGGCGGGCGCAACTCCGTTGCTGCTTTGAACGGCGCATATGAGGCCCGCTATCTCGGCGGGCTGTTTGCTGAACTTCAGGCCAACAAGCCTCACCTGATCCATGTTCTGCGTGATCCGAGAATGGACGCCGACATCACCAAAGAGATGGCCGAGCTACACGAAAGGGGCAAACCTGGCATTACCGGCAACAAGGATGCCCAATACGTCGCCAAGCTGTTCGCCTCCTATGCCGAATTGAGCCGCACCGACCTCAACAAGTTGGGCGCATCGATCGGCAAGCTGGAGGGCTGGTCTGGCTCGCAGACGCACGACGACATCAAAATGATTGCAGCGGGCAATGACGCCTGGATTGCGGCAGTTCTCCCCAAGCTGGACGCTGCCAAGACCTTCCCGGACGTTTCCTCGTCTGCTGAAATCAAAGACGCCCTAAGCGGCATATACGATACGATCATCACAGGTATGCCCAATAAGCCGACGCCAAAAGAAGTGGGGCAACGGGTCAACCCGGCAAACCTGGCGAAGTCGCTCGGCAAATCTCGTGTCCTGCATTTCAAGGATGCGGAATCCGCGCTGGCCTATCGCGACCAATTTGGCTACGGCAACACCGTTTCGGGCATATTCTCCCATCTTCGGAATGCATCTCGGGTGGCCGCGAACATGGAAGGATTGGGGCCAAACCCAGAGGTCATGTTTGGCTCGTTGGTCGATGGCCTCAAGCGCAGGATCAAAGAAGATCCGAACCTGAGCCCCGACGAAAAGACAAGCCAACTAAAGGGCTTGGATGCAGACGCTGGCCCATTGCGTAATGCGCTGGACATTTCGTCAGGACTGGTTTCGAGGCCCGTCAATGTGACTGCTGCCAAGATTTCAGCCGACATTCGAGCGGTACAGTCCATGGCAAAATTGGGGGGCGCGCTGTTCTCGTCGGTGTCCGACACAGTGACCGCTGGTGTCGCCTCGCAATTCCGTGGTTCGGGCTTTGTCCGAGGCTTCATGGCTCAATTGGATGGCCTTCGTCGAGGCCGCCCCAAGGGGGAGCTAGCAGAGATTTCATTCCTCACAGGCGAGGGGTTCGACGGGCTTGTTGGTCACATCGTGTCGCCTTCAGCGGTGGTTGACGGCCCCGTTGGCAAGATGGCAGGGCTTCAGGAGCGGTTCTTTCGCTGGAATGGCCTGTCCTGGTGGACCGACATACAGCGGGCCACGGCTGGCCGTGTGATCGCTGCTGAAATGGGTATGCGTGCCAAAGTGGCGTATGCGGATCTTCCGGCCAATTACAGGCATGTTCTTGGCCTGCATGGCATCACAGAGCCCAAGTGGGAAGCGGTTCGAAAGGCTGGCCCACGAGAGGTTGATGGCAAGCCTTACATCACGCCGGATCGCATTCGCGAGATGGACGACGTTGATATCGAGCCATTGGTGGCGGACCGGCTCGCCGCCGCCCGAACGGCACTGAAGGTCGATGAGGCTAAATCACCCGAAACCAAGGCTAAGCGCGAAGCTGAATTTGAGCAGCGCCGCTCAAGCATCATAGACGATGGACGCCGCGACCTTGAACTCTCTGTGCTCCGCTTCTTCGCCGATGAGACATCCTATGGCGTGGTTGAGGTCGACGCTCGCACCCGCCGCACGATGACCCAAGGCACCCGGCCAGGTACGTTTGCCGGCGAGGCCATGCGCTTCATTGGCCAGTTCAAGGGCTTCCCTATGGCCTTCACCCAGCGTGTTGGGGGTAGGGCACTCTTTGGGCATCGCAACGGCGCTGGAATGCTAGAGCGAACTGCTCACATCGGAACGCTATTGGCCGGCATGACGATGGCTGGCTATGCCGCCATGACGATGAAGGATCTTGCCAAGGGCTATTGGCCCCCTCGCGACCCTACCGACCCGAAGACCCTAGGCGCGGCCTTCATCCAAGGTGGTGCAGCCGGTATCTATGGGGATTTCCTGTTCGGGCGGGTCAATCGCTTCGGTGGCGGCCTTGCCGAAACGGCTATGGGGCCAGCAATCGGCGCCGGGTTTGATCTTGGCGAATTGCTCCTCAAAGCGAGGGATGCTGGGCTTAGCGCGGATGAAGAGGTGAAGTTGGCCGACTTCATGAACTTCGCCACCCAGAACACGCCGTTCGTCAATCTGTACTATGTCAGACCGGCAATGGATTTCCTGTTCCTGAACTCAATGCGGGAGGCAGCCACCCCCGGCTACCGCAAAAAGATCGAGGGTCGGAGGTTGAAGGATTTCGGCCAGACAAGCTTCATGGCGAAATCGCTTACGCCGTTCAACTAAGCGCCATGGTCAGGAAAACCGCAATAGCGACGCTCCCGGCCATTGAGCCGAGCCAAACTTTCACGAGCTGGTCAGCAGACCTTGGCCCGGCTGCTGTGTAGCCGGCGATCCAGACGAACCCGATGAGCCAGACGACACCAACCGCCATTGGGTGGGCGATGTTAGCGGCAAGCGCCGCCCGCCCGACAAGCGCCCATAAGACGATACTTACTAGGAACAGCGCCAGACCGTTCTTCAACCCACCCGCTTCCTGGTGATGCGGGCGGTCATGGATTCGATCAGCTCCCTTTCGGAGGAGCGCCAGACTTTGGGGCCAACAGCCGGTCGCTCTGCTGCCAAGATGGCGCGTTGGGCGGCTAGCTGTTCCCGGCCACAAGCGTTCCGAGCGGCTAGGGCCAGATGGTACGGATCTTCGTTGCTTCGCAGCGCATACCCATCCGCGTGGACGAGCACGCAGGCATAGTAGTTCTTGAGTGTCGGTTGATACGAAGCCGTTGTTTGATCGGCTGTTTGGCAGGCCGCAAGGGCGGCAACGGGCAATAGCCCGAACAAGATGAAGCGCATAGCCGCGAACTAGACTCCGAAACCCGGAATTTTGCAAGGCCGTCCCGTGTGGGCGGCTTTTTTCATAAGGGCATCCCACATGGCATCTATCGCTATCGACCGCACCGACGGGCTGTCGTCTTCGACGGCAATCAAAGGCCCGTGTCGCGTGGCAACCACGGCCAACATTGCATTGTCCGGTACCCAGACTATCGACGGTGTGGCCGTGGTTGTTGATGACCGCGTGCTGGTCAAGGACCAGACAGCGCCCTCCGAGAACGGCATCTATGTGGTCGATACCGGCCCATGGCGCCGGGCAAAGGACTTTGAAAAAACGCGCGATGTTCGCAAGGGTACGCGCGTTGCGATCACTGACGGGACGGTGTTAGCCAAGTCTGTGTGGGCGGTTTCGGCTAACAATCCAATTGGGGTTGGCATCGACAACATCACGTTCGAAGCCGTCACTTTTGGCCAGTTCGGCGTGCTCGACGAAGACGATATGGCATCGGACAGCGCAGATGATGTTCCGACACAGCAGAGCGTTAAAGCTTATGTTGATGCCGGCCCATCTACCTCCGCTTTGCAGGCGACCATGCGCGACCGGCTCGATACCGCGCCCTATACGGCCACGCGGGCTTCGATGAAGACTCTCAACACTGCGAAGGATACGGTTGCAATTCTGGCTGGAGTAGCGTGGCTGTTCTCTTCAAGCAATCTTTCTTCACTTGTGTCCGCTGACCCCCGGGAGGCCTATTATGTTGCACCTGCATCCGATGCAACGGGCGCCTCTGGTGCGTGGGTTCGCCAGCGTGACAATCTAGACGTCAATGTTCGTGATTTTGGCGCTGTCGCCGATGGCGCCACCAATGATCAACCCGCGATCCAGGCGGCCCTCAACTTTCTAAAGACGCAAGGTGGCGGCGTTCTTCGCATTCCGGCCTCGCCGAGCAACTACAAGATCAACTCGGGGCTGTCCTATGATGTCAGCGCCTTGGTTGGGAGGTTCAATTCACGCATCCGTATCGTCGGCGATGGATCGTCTGTGTCATGCCTGAGTATGACTGGTGTCGCGTCCGCCGCGCTCACTATTACAGGCAGCTCGTCTTCGGTCGAGATGCACTGCCACCTCGAAGGCTTCCGGATAACCGGCAATAATACGGTCGGCAGCAAGGGATTGGTGCTAAGCATCAACGGGTTTGGCTCGTCCGACGATATCGTGCTTGAGGCGTTCGACTACAATCTTGACTGCACCGACGTCGAGCAAATCGCACTTTACAACAGCAATTTCCGGTGGGGCCTCCACGGCGCACGTTTCAATGCAGCAGCCGCGACTTCGTCCGCCAACTCCATCGTTCTGCAAAACTGCTCGATTTCGAACAACTCGAAATGGGGTTTGCAGGTCACCAATGGCAATGCCTTCACCATGATCGGGGGGTCGGTCCAGTATAACGGCACTACCGGCGGCGGCGCGACAGAATGGGGCGCGAAGTTCACCGAAGTCGGCAACGGCTATGGGACTGTTGCCTTCATTGGTGTTGCCTTCGAAGGCAACGGTGGCGATGCTGACTTGATCAGTGAACAGTCCGCTTACATCGCGGCATTCTCGCTGGTTGGCTGCGGGTTTGCGAGGCCTAATAGTTCGGCCTATGCCACCAATTTCATGCAGATCGCCGGGACCACGGCGTCAACCTACTCGCTCCTCGCCAATACGTTCAGGGGCTATAATTCGTATGTTGCGAATGCCGGTCGCCCGTATTTCTCGGTGACCAACGCTGCGGCCAAGATCCATGATGACGGAACCAACGTCTACGGTTCCGCAACAGAGCAGCCAGCTTGGGCAGGGTCTACCCAGATCCCCGCAAGCCTGACCCCGCAGGCGAACGATGGCGGCGCTCTAGGGGCGGCTACAAGGTCATGGTCAGACCTGTTCCTCGCCTCCGGTGGCGTTCTCAACTTCAACAACGGCAACTACACAGTCACCCACTCGGCAGGTACGCTTACCTTTTCTGGTGGGGCTTCCTGGGGCGGGGCTCTGCTGCCCGCAACTGACGACGGGGCGGCACTGGGCTCTTTGACCTTCCGCTGGTCGGATGCCTTTTTCGCTGCTGGCGGGGTTCTAACCTTCGGTAGCAACGACATGGCCCTTACCCATGTGGGCGGTAGCCAGCTAAGATTGGCGGGCAACTTCTCTCGCGCCGCTCCCGTAACGAAGACCGGCAATTTCACAGTTGGCGTTGCTGAAAATTGGCTGATCGTCAATCAAGCCGGCTCCACTACGGTTACTCTGCCATCTGCCGCGACATGGAACGGGCGTGAAATTATGATCAAGACAATTCAGGCGCAGACCGTTGTGTCTGCTTCGTCGAACGTTGTTCCTCGTGCTGGCGGAGCCGCTGGAACTGCAATTCTGGCAGCCGCCGCTGGCAACTGGGCAACCCTCGTTAGCGACGGGACCAACTGGCAAATCATGGCCGGGAGTTAAGTTCGGACCGTTCCTCAGCCTGGAGCCCACTTCTTCATCCCGTCCAAACTGAAGCAGCGTTCCGGGGCCTTGTGCGTCAACGCAATGTAGCGAGCCACATTAGACTTGAACCCGCCCAGAAACAGTTCGGATCGGGCCGCGATCTGGGCTTCGGCAAGAAGGCGCTTCAGGCTCTCCTCTTTCTCTGCCGACGACTTCGCACTGAAATCATTCTGCCTGTACCCTCTTTCAGTCGGCGCGCTGAATGTCTCCATGTCGAGATCCGGTGCAGCTACGCGGAGTTCTTCGACGATCGAATAATCATCGGTCATCACGAAAATAGAGCGGATGTCGGGGGCCTTCTTCCTGAGCGTGGATAGATAGGCCTTGGCAGAGGTCAATTCGCCCTCAATGACGAAGTTGCCGCCATGGTCAAAGTAGCCTTCTGTCTTATCCCCCCGTCGAATGTGGAATGCCGCGTAACTCCCGTTGAGGCCGGGTGGCGTGGTGGCAACCAGCCTCGGCGTTGCAAATACCGTGGCAAGCCTGCGTAGAATGGAGCGGGGCTTCCCCCACTGTCCGGTGGGGAGGAAAAGCGGGGTAATGCTCTTTTGCCGCCTCTGAATTTCCGCTCGGATGGTGGTGAAGTTCGGCGCGTCTGCCCCATCGATGATCCACTCGCTTGGGATCGGCTCCCTATACCCTGCAGAGGGGAGTGTGCTGGCGAACAGCCTCGACCAGTCCTGGCCTTCGAAGCGAGACTGATCGACGATGAGGCGACGCTTATGGATGAGGCCGAAAAGTATGGCATTCAGGAGATTGTTCACCTCCGAATAGAATCCCCGGTCGGTCAGATGAAAAACAAAGGGTGAGCCGTAGCTCTCGTTTAGTCTGAGATAGCGCTCTAGCTCGGTCATTTCTTGCGATACCACGCGTCAAATCTGGACCACTCACGGTGCACGCGTTCGTATCCTCGGTCAAACATCAGAGCATCCATCTGAGCGTTTGCTCCGGTGAAGTTGTGTTCGATGCACATCAGATGGATGTGGTAACGGCTGACATCGAGTGTGGAGAGAATATCGAGCTCATTGCCCTCGGTATCGATGCTCATGAAATCGATGTGCCCTGGGGTGCTGTGCTGGGCTAACAGATCGTTCAAGCTGATGGTTGTTTGAACAACCTCAGTGCCAGATTTCCGGCGTAAATCAGCGTGGTCATCACTGAAGGCGCGGTCGGCCATAGCCGAATATTCAGGGGCGTGGTCAACGAACCGCATCGTTATAGATCTGCCAGACACGGCATCGACTGGCTGGGTGCAGAGAGGGCTTGTTCGGGTCTTCCGGATGGTCTCGGACAGAGTCGGGTTTGGCTCTGCCAGGATGCCCCGCCAGCCGAAGTCCTTCTCCAGCAGGTAGGAGTTGCTCAGGTTCTTTCCGTCGAATGCACCGATTTCGACAAAGAAGCCGTCACGCTTGTTGCTGGTCTCCGAAAGCACCCATCGATCCTGTTGGATCTGCGCAAAGCTAATTTCGTTCCAAAAAAACGGGCGCGACAGTTCGGGTTGCGGACGATCTTTTAGGCCCAACCATCTCTTCAACCCCACGATGCAACCCCTCGCCCAAATTCCAGGGACCAGGCTTATCGCGTTGTTGGGAAAACTGGAAGTCCTCAGTCCCGGCCTGTCCTCTTTGCGGGCGGCAGCTGACACCCCCAAGGAGCGCCCACCGCATCGACCATGAGTCAGGGCGTGCCGTAATCTGCGGCATGCTCACCGGGTGTCTAATCCGGCTTATCCCTCATCGGCTTGAACTTCTTCGGTTTCTCAATCGTAGCCACAACACCCGGTCCTATGCTGATCGGGGCCATGGCACCTCTTATCGAGACAATGAGTATCCGGCCTTCCTCCAGCACATGCGTCACCTCGCCTGTGATGGTGACGGTATCGCCTACATCGATCTTGGCCACCTGACGCCCTCCCAAAGGATAACCCCATGAACCTGACGCTTGGCGACACGCGGCTGATCATTGCTGCGTGCAAGAAAGAGGGCCTGCTGCGCAACCAAGCGGCCTATGTCCTAGCCACTGCTTACCACGAGACAGCCCACACCATGAAGCCGGTGCGGGAGTACGGAGGCGAGACGTACCTGAAGAAGAAGGCCTATTACCCCTTCGTGGGCATGGGTTATGTCCAGCTTACGTGGCTGGCCAACTACCAGAAGGCATCGAAGATGCTCGGTGTCGACTTCGTCAAGAACCCGCGCCTGTTACTCAAGGCAGAGTATGCCGCGCCGATCCTCGTCATCGGCTCTCGCGACGGCTGGTTCACCGGCAAGAAGCTCTCCGACTACATCACAGTCAGCCGCTCGG